TTGTCAATCTCCTTGACGGAAAACCCAGCCCTGGCAAGGTTCAGCATCCCCGAGGCAACCTGCTGGGCCGTAAACGATGTTGTCATGCCAAGAGATTTGGCCTTCTCCGTCAGCCGTTCATATTCTTCCGCCGTCGCCCCTGTGGTCGCCTGTACGGCCAGCATCCCATCTTCAAAGCCCTTATAAATGCCGGTTGAAACGGCAAAAGGGGCAAGGGCCGCAGAGCCGAACGCCGCCATGGAAGCCCCTATCCCCTGGATTTTGGAGCCAAAGGCCCGCAGCTGGCTTTCGGCGGCCCGCAGCCCAGCCACAAAGCGGCTGTTGTCGGCAAACAGCTCGACATAGGCCCTTCCCGCTCGAATTGCACCTGCCTGACCAGCCACAGAATCAGTCCTTCCCTGTAAACGCTCGACGCATCAAACCAATATTGTCCTTGCTAATCTCAATCACTCGGTCGGTTTTCTTTCGGGCATACGGATTGAAATCATCCGGTGTAAACACTCTCCCCTTTTTGGGATCGCGGTTCACATTGGCAATCAGTGCCATTATGCTGCTTGTGTGTGCCCATTGGCTTTCGAATCGGCCCTCCGACATCCAGACCAATTCCCGCAAGGTCAGCGGCAGGGGATTTACCCCGACTACCCCTGCGAGCTTCCAGACGCCAGCCCAAACGCCTTCAGAACCTCTTCTTGGGTGTCGATCCTGTCCACAAGCCCCTCTGCGTTCTGCACGGCAAGCCGAATCATTTCCCTCTGTTTTTGCACCATCTTTGCCCGATCCGGTCTGCCGCTTTGCTGGAAAAAATAGATAAGTTCCTCGTAGAACGCCTGCATCGCTTCCCGTATCGCATCCCCGCCGAGCGACTCGCCGAAGTCGATATCGCTTACAGCGTTCTTTTCCGCCTGCGGCTCACACAGCACGTACAGGACATCGCAAAGCAGCATCGCGTCCGCTCCCAGCCGCGTCAGGAGGGGCGGCTCCCCTCCTTCGGGCTCGAGCAGATTGACACCGAGTTTTTCCAGCACCCTTTTGGCCGAGCCGATTGTCAGCGACAGCTCCCATCGCCTCCCCTTTGCATCCTCAAACGCCTTCATTCTGCTGTCCTTTCCGTACGTATCGGATTCCGTTTCCTGTCAGGACGCCTTATGCCACTTCCCCCAGGCGGACAGTTTGGCCGTCACGGAGACCGTTATGGCCTCTTCCAGCGGCTCACTCCGGCTGAAGTTGGTAATCGAGAAGTTCCCGACCGGACCCTCTGCCTCAGAGTCGTCCGGATCCCCGCTGAGAACAGCAAGACTGATTTCACTGCTGTTCAGCCACGCGTTTTTAATGGCCTCGAAACCGGTATCCCCCGGCTTCCATACCATCTCAAACTCGACAGAGCACTCCCGCAGAGTCGCCGCCGTGGCCCGCCAGCCCTGGTTGCCTCGCGTCGTCACGTCCGCTTCGCCGGTCTCGTGATTGATTGTCACGTCCCGCACGTTGGTCAACTCTGTCATCGTAGTTGGCGTCAATGTAGTCGGATCCTCTACGGCAGGATATTGATAGAGCATTACACCATTCATTCCGAGTTTAAAAGTAGCCATATTAAATCTCCAAAAAATTGTTTTTAACTAATACTGTTCTTCCACATCAATTTTAGTTGACCTTTCCCTCGCTCAAAGGCAGGGGACATATAAGGTCTTGGTGCAACACGCACCTTTTTTGCTTTGCGCATCAACGGATCGTATATTGTCGACATCCCTCCATATTCCAGCACCTCTGGAACGGTCGTTGTTGTCAATCTTTTTGTACGCAGCAGCACAGGCCCGACGACGACAGATTTTGTCGTCCAATCAAGAGAGTAAAAAATAAACTTTTTCAGCAATCCAGTCCTAACATAAGGCGGGCTTCCAGGAGGACTTGTTCGCATTTGCAGGATACTTACTTTTTTGCCGTCAATTGTTTTTGTTTTAAACGTATCCTTTGGCGCCTTCTTCATCGACCATTGAGCAGATTTTCTAACAAATGCGCCAAATTTTCCAAATACATTTCGCGTTTGTTTGTCCAGCGCATCTTTAACAATCTGTCGGTCAAAGAACAAACTTTTTACAGAGGCAAACCCGGCCGAGTTTCCTGATTTTCCGGTGGCAAAAATCATCTCAACCTCATCGAACATCAATTGCTTCCACGCCGGAATCAATCGCTATCCGTTTTTCTGGATCATACAACAGCGCCTTGACTGGATTTTGTCTATTCGACGCGCTTGAATATCCATCGAGCACATAAAGAACATATCGTCTTCCTCGAACCAAAGAAGGTACGGTAGCAACCCAGACATCAGATCTCGAATGTTTGTTTGCCTTTATCGCCGCTTGTGTCCACGTTATATCAGGCCCAACTTCTCCAGTCGTGCCGTTTACTAAATCGCCTGTATCTCTGCAAAAGAACACGCAATAAGCATCCGTCAGATCGGGATCATCAAAAACAATCTTATGAGTCGGATAAGTAAAGCGAATAGATTCAGCCGCTTGCGCATCCGAAAACATCAAAACTTGCATCCATTGAAGGAGATTTATTGTCGCTATTATCGTCATTGCGCCGAAAATAAGATATACTGTTATTTTTCTTTTCATTATCAGGTCCTTTCATTCATTCATCATCATCATCATCAATATATTTATACGTAATTCGCAATAAACTCGTAAAACATTTATGTTGCGCCAAATGTTCCGGGGAATAAATAGGGTTGATTTCGCTGCGAAGCCAAACAGCACTTTTCTGACTTCTCAATTTTCTGCTCCTCATATATCGAGCAATTTCATCAGTTAGCTCTATCAATGCTACAATTTCATTTTCATTATCAACGGATACTCTTTTTTGTATACCAACATCAATTTCGCATTCAACCAGATCGGCAGACCGTGACAATGATCCTATCTTCTTTTCGGTCGGCACGATGGATACTTTCAAGTTTTCCAATTCGCCAATATCAAAATAAGGCAATACCATCCGCTTCGCCGTAAACGACTGGCTAAAATTAGCCAAAGGATCATTCAGCTCTTCTGCGACTGCGTCCGCAATATCGATTACCGATACCGTCACGGTTTCTCCTCGCGTTTATTATTCTCGACCAAATAATTCATTTTTGCCCGTATATCCGGCAATGTATCGATGCTTTGTTCTATCTTTTGCAACGTTGAGTCAATTGTTTTCATATACTCCGTTTGCGATACAATCCATTTTTCAATATTGACAATTCGGATTTCCTGCGCTTGTATTCGTTCAGAATTTGCTTGAATTGCTTTTGTATTTTCCGCAATTGTCTTAAAAACAACTCCACACGCAAAAACAATCGATACAACTCCAAGCGCAAATTTCATCCACGGTATATCTCTTAAATTGTCATCCATCGTTGCACCTTTACTTTGTGATTTTTGTATGTATCCGATAAGTTTTCCCGTGCGGGTCGCTCCATCTCCAGCATCCTTCGCCGGATAAATGAGATACTTCAAACATCTTTCCATTATACTCAATTTCATCGCCAAACTCCGGCACAACTGCAACTCCACCAATCATCAAGTCATCAGCGGAGATCAAAAAATCAACCATATGAGCACCAACCCGAAAGCCACCTTCATCTTCGTTCTCATATTGAGTCCTTCCAATCGTTGCAAGCACATCGATTGCTTCAGCGCCTCTTCGGTATTTCACCAGCTGGGTCATAAATTCTTTTCGCTGCTTGGCCAGAAAATCCAGGCCATCTTTTAGCAAATCCATATCACGCTATCCTTATAGCGCTTGCGGCAGAATTACCCACCGCAAGCGCGAGAAAGGAGAATAAGGTCAAGATTCTATCCCACTTATATAATCGGCAGCAGCTTGGCGCGGACGATTCCTGGAGAAGGAAATCCAACTACAACACCAAAGAAGATATCGTTATTATCGGATGTTGCCATTTGACTTGCTATATCAATATAGCACAAACCGCCGAGTGTAAGTTCGGTGTCTACCGTTGGTAGATCAAAGACTCCCTCAATTTGTAAAGCTCCAAGTTGTCCTTTTTCGATTCGTCGAAGTGCAATACCAATTAAATGATCACTAACTTGAACTATTCGTCCAGCATCTACTGCCGCACTAATCGGCGTATAATCAATACTTTTGCCTTCATGTACAAATTTAGCAGCCATTTTCAATCTCCACACAAATTGTTAATGAGTAGTTTTTTAAACATTAAATTCCAGCCATCTTCACACCACCCCAGTCATCTTCACGCCACCGCGGTAATCTTGCAGCGAGCATCCAAAATCAAAATACCCGCGGAATTGAACACCAAGAATATTAAAATCAGTGTCCGCCGATTCGATCGTTGGCATTTCTTTTCCATTTAGGAAACAGACTTCGATCGTCGCAATGTCGTTCGGGTCAGCCAGCAAATACCATGCTTCGCTGGAATTGCCAGGCATCGCAGGATTTGAGAGATATCTCGCCACAAGAACTGTAAACATCCCAGCGTACGGATTGGCTTCTGGTTCACCGGCGGAGGTTCCAGTCCCAAGTCTTACGCTGGCCATCAATTGACGCGCAGTAAAGCTCAACGCAGGCGGTACAAGCAAAAACTTCGGCTCGGCCCCAATCGGCGCCCCATCCGCATCGGTTTGGCTCAAAAACATCAGCTCGGCCAGTGATAGCCCACCTATGCTCAATGCGGAAGTTACACCTGATTGATAATTCCCGCGAGGATCCGTGAAGAAATCCGCATTGTTCATGAATGTCTGCCAGAACACCTTATTCAGCTTTCGATGTCCACCTTGCCCAATCTTCATCGGGATGTCTTGCAGAGCGCCAAGGTCATCGTTGTATAGGTCCTCTCGCGTAATGGCAAACATCTTTCCGTGCGTTCGCGCGCGATTGGTGAAGACTTCTTCTCCAACAGATCCGTGTTTCAATTCGCCAGTAGGTCCGATCTCATCAAACTCAAACCCACTGGTCATCCGGTAGCTCGTGATTGTTTTAAAATCACTCACAGAACGAATTCTTGAAATCTCGCGCCACGTGGACTCCTCCTGATTGAATCCACGAATCAAAAACTTATTGGCGATGTTGCTCATGATTCCAGGCAAATCGAGTGTGCTAAATCCAGCGCGGACTTTCGGAAACGCGGCCTGAAAGACCTCCGTCGGATTTGTCGTAAATCCACTTTTGCCGCTATAACCATTGATCCTGGCCGCTTCCAGGACTAATTGCTGCAGTCCAATTCTGCCTTTGTACTCCTTATCGGCTGCCTCAACGATTTTCTGTCCATGCGTCTTTATCAGCTCATCGCCTGGTATACCAGCCGACATCATAGCAGCCGCTTCCAGCACAAGCATCGCATCCATCGGGTCGATCGTCTTATTGATCATAGGAGATTTCCTCTCGGCACGCAAAATCTCGAGCTTTACCTTATCGAGATTCCATCCTTCCTTTATCGCATTTGCTTCGATCTCTGGATATTCGCCACCGCATTCTTTTCGGATGGCGGCAATCCGTTTTACTTCAGACGCAATCTCATCACGCATCGATTCGATTGGGTCTTTCCCAACGACTTTTTCAGCAGTTTCTTCGGCTTTTTTGGCCTCGACCTTATTGGTTGTTTGATTTTCTTTTTCAGTCATGTTTTTTGTCTCCATAGAAATAGCTTTATTATCAGGTTTTCTTGCCGCAATCCTTGCGATTGTGTCATCGTCAGCACCCTGCAAGACAAAACTAATCTCTCGCAGCTTTGACTTTGTCACGATAATCGCAGGACCTTCAATCTCTTGTCCGTTTATAATCTCACGCTCTTCGTCGCTGATTTGTCTATATTCCTCGACGTCAGCAGCAATGCTCGCCTCAAAAACATATCCCTTTTTGCTCAAAGCAATCATTTTTTGGACGATTTCTGATTCGCCAAGAACAACTCCAGTCGCTTTCAGCTGACCTCCATCTTTTGTGATTGTTTCCGTTTGCCCGATCAAGCTATCCAGATAAATCTCATGCGCAAAAAAGATAGGTCTCCGCGACTTCGTTTCCAATCCATTTAAATCAACAACGACTGGTTTGGGAAACCCTCTTACCAGCATCTTTCCGCCAGTGTAAGCAATCATCTCAAACGTCGGATTTTTTTGTTCATTCTCCGCCGCCTTAATCGTTAATCGTGATCCTTCGTTGGCATTAAATAGTTCCAACATCTTTAATTGATTCTTTTGATCGCTCATTTTTGACCTCTTTTTATTGTATCCTCTATCATTCGGTATCGCTCAATATCTTCATAGCTTATTCCCATCCGCTCCATGATTTCTTTATCAATTTTGATTCGCTCATACTTCTCCTTCGATGCCTGCTCAAAGTTTGTCCGATAATCTTCGCCACGTCGTGCATACTCTTCGGCATATGTTGATGTCCCATTTTTCAGATGGATATCTTGAGCCGTGGCTTCTTTGACAGGATCGACGTGTTCGTTGCCATCGAAAAACCACGTATGCTTATATCGATTAAGCACTTTTATTGCCATCGGGATATAATCCTCGATTAACACGGCCTCCATAACCCACGCGTCGAAAATTTTGTCCAAAACTTCTCTCATCATTTGTCTTTGAGCGACTCGATTTCGGCGATAAAATGCCTGACAATCCAGTCGTCCGGAGGCATAGTTATGCCGTGAGCTATCGCCCATGGCAATGTTTGATGGCATGCTAAATGCCCTGGATACCTCTTTTAATTTTTCCGTGATATATTCTGCATATCCAGTAGCCGGCTGTTCTCCCTGCATTTGTCCGAGTTTCCACCCCTCTGGCAAAACGGTCACCATACGTTTTTCCAGCGATACCATATCCATCGCTTCGAGGTCGGCAGATTCTCCACCGGCTGGAGCATCGGTAAAGAGCACCATAGCCAGCTCGGCTGCCGTTTCAGCGGCTGCCAACACAGCGGCCGCATATCTCCGCAGGTTGGCCAGCACGCTCAAGCACGGTGCTGTCTCTGATACACCTCTTTTTTGTCCGGCCCTTCTCTTTTTGTACCAATGGATAACACGGTTGGCCGGATATCGTTGAGATTTTAGCGACATACCAGACAAAGCAACGGCATCGTTTGGATGCTCGCTCAAGATATGATACGCAACGACGTTTCCATACGCATCGCTCTCAATCCCATCGTATATTCTGTCGTCTCCAGCTCGATCAAGAGGCGTTGCAACCATCTCCGGCTCAATCAGGCGGATATCGAGTTTGACTTTGCTTTTTATTTTTGGATTTGTTACCAGAACGGCAAATGCCTCCCCATCCACTGCCATTCCAACACGCATCGTCCACAATTTTCCAGCAAAACCAACCTCTTCAGCCCACTCCTCAAACAGCTCCTCAACGATTTGGTCCTCTTCGGTTCTGCCAGTTTGCATCTGCAGCCGAGGCCCAATCCCGACCTGATAATCAGCTAGCGTTTCGATAATTCCGCTCAAATAGGAGTTATTTTCAAACTCATATCGAGAGCGATTCCGAATTGTCGTTCGAACCAGCGGGCTTGCGGCCAAATTTGGGCCAAGATTATCTGCCAAAGACCAGTGATTTTGGTTATCTGGCGTCGTCATCGCAGCGTCATATCGGCCACGGATAATCGGCAGCTTTAGCGTAGTTCTGGCTTTCGGGGACGTCTTATTATTGCCTTTTGTTCTTCCAAAAAAGAACATCATGCGCTCCTTATCACACAGCAGAAGGCGGGATAATGCGGAAAAACTTTAAGCCCTTCATTGTTCGGCCTTCGACAGACTTTATGCTTGATAGATATTTGTCTGCCTTGATTAGCTCGCTGATCGAAGGCATCTCTACGCTACCCTCATCACCAGAGACTTTTTGCGGGCCAGAAGCGACTTCTTCGATTTTGTTTTCAAGTGCCATTTTTTTGTCCTAAAAAACGCTTGACATTTAATATTACCTACACGATATTACTATTTAGCATCTTAAAAAAGCAATCATCAGCATCGGAAAATTCGGGCGGATTACTATATATAGTAATTATTTTTTTATGATTCTTTCGATGCTCACATATAGCGTCCCGCAATGACGACATTTCCGATAGCGTATGACACGATCGCTCCGTCTGGAGTCAGTACAATATACACGGATATCTCTACATCCGCACACAGAGCATTCGAGTCCACGTTTCCGCCTGATTTCCTCTTGCAAGTCAGATAATTTTATTTTATCGTCGCTCATCGTTTCCTCTGGAGATCAGATAGTTTTATCCGTTTTTTAGTCGATTTGGTTTCTACATCATCTCCAGCCATCCTTATCCCTTGCTCGCTTGCAGCTGCTGCACAACCAACCAGACAGTCAAACCAGTGGTTATCCGGCTTTGACGGCTTTATCTTCCACTCTCTGACATCCCGTCCATGCCCCTGCGTCAGCGTCCAAGTCTCGCTGGCTGCTATATGCTCGGCGAAAAGCTCATGCATGCTCGGCTCGCCATATAGCGTCAGACATCCACTCTCTCCCATCGGTGTTGCAATCCGATCATGGACAAAAGTTTTCCAGTAATTTGTGTCAATCGCGATGTGTGGAAACTCTTGTGTGCCAGAGACGCTCGGGATATACCAATGATGTCCAATCCTCCAGCCAGGTTTTCTCTTATACTGTGATATCGGCCTGTTTGCCGCACGTATCCCAACCCCCTTTGATAGCATCATTGTCGATCCACCACATTTTAATTTTACGGCAGCAACAATCTTGTCCTTATAGCCCATATCGACCAGCAGACGATCAATCTGTGCGTAGCCGTCCTTTTTTGGATATTTCTTCTCGAGCAGATTTTTAACAAGCGTTTCAAGCCCAGCTAAAATAGCCCCATCCATTCCAGCTGAAGGAAATGCCGTTCGCAGTGTTCTTCTGACGTTGTGCAGCGAAAAATGCCTTACGTTCTGCTCTGGGTATGTACCATAATCGATGACATATCCAGTAAAGCCCTCCTCCCATCCGCACACGCAATAATATAGTAAATTATCATGTACATCGATAAATGCAGTTATCTTTTGAGCTGTCAGCGGCACTTCGCCACGCTTTCGACCGCTCGATTTTTTCCAAACATCTTCCGGCTTTAAAATTTTTCCGGTGTCTCCAGGTACAAACGGCTCGTTCTGGTATTCCGCAGAAAATACCTGCTCCTTATAATCAAGTAGCAGATTATATGCTGCCTGTATCGCGCTAATCTCGCCCTGCTCTGGCGAGTATCTTTCCGGCCAGGCCATAATCGCTCCCTTATCCATCTCTTTGCGGTTCTTCCGATAAAATGCCGTTGCCTCATCACCTCGCCCATCGCGTATCAATGACTCCTCACGCAGCTTTGCATATTCAGCCCAGAGTCGCATATTTTCCGGCCATTTATAGACAAGTTTTGTTCTCTCACCCCTCCACGCTGGATATCGATTCCGATTGACTAATTGGTCAGCTAAATCGCCCTCTTGTATGACGGTACAGGTGACGATGACTCCTGTTTTTTGACCTGGGCCGGCAAGACCAATAATCGTCCCATTTAAAATTGATAATCGCTCTGCAGTCTGTACAAGGGAGCGGGCTGATGCGTCGGTCTGCGGGTCGTCTGTAACCACCAAGGTGGGCCGTACTGACTGCCCGTCCGGCTTGACATGCACGGCGCCGCGGAAATTTCCAGCAAGTCCGCTAACACGGATTACCGACCCAGAGCAGACGCTGCCTGGTATCGTCGGCAGAACAATCTCATCTGCCCCCCATTTTATGTTTGTCAACTTGCCGAGATACTTTTGGCCGGTGCATCGTCTTGACTCATTTTCCAGCTTCCAGATTGGATATACGGCCTCTGGGAAATCCTCAAGCAGCAATGTATTTGTTGATAATTGGTTTTTTATATTTTCAAGCAATTTTCTTGCTGCATCGTCGGCAGAAGCGAGCAGGTAAACAAAAGCATGCTTTCCCGTAAGGATTGCCCACATCACCGCCGTAAGACTCAATATAGTTTTTCCGCTCCCTCGAGGCATCGCAACGGCTAATGTATCCTTGTGATTTACAACCTTCTCAATTTTTGCGATCACTCGAAGATGATCTTCCGACCATTTTAGCGTAAATAACCCAGGAAAATATGTCTCACAAAACAGACGGAATGATTTTTCAGCAGCCAGTCTGCGGTCCAAATTGATAATCGGAGGTATCAATCCAATATCCTGACCGGATAAAGTGATCGCCTTGCACCGCCGCCTGGCTCGCTCCTTATTTATCTGATATGTTTTTGCGCTTTTTGTATTTTCGGATGATTTCGGCGGCGACTCTGACGTGCTCTTCGATCGGGTACTCATTACTTACCAGATTCAGCGGCAAAATATACTTCTCGATTGTCTCGAGCGTATCTGCCATCTCCTCATCAATATTGATGTTATCATTTGTAGGACCCCCATATAAATTCATTAGCTTGTTTAGTTCTCGCTGCGCCTGCAAGGCCGTTTTGATGTCATCTACCCTCATCGCTTTCGTGTAGATATTATTCAGTCGCGTAATCGCAGTCCCAAGCTGTTCATCCCGTGCAAAATCAGCGGCAAGAGTTAACTTTTTTCTTGCCTCGCTTACCGCCTCTTTTGCCTTATCCTCCGACAGACCTAAATGAGTCATACAATAAGTCGTTGCTTTTTCAACGGAAACTCCATTGATCAAAAGCATCAAGATACGCTCAAGGTCGGTCTCGTTAATCATATAGTAGACTCCATCTTTTGTTTAATATTTTACATATATTTATTCGTTAATCAAACAGATCATGAGAATGTAAGACATCATTTCCTCACTTTCCTAAGTAGTGTCAAGTAGATTATAGCAGATTATCTACTAACTGTTCGAACCCCCTTCCCCTTCGTTCCACACCAGGGGCAGTGGATTATGGATTGTTTGATAAGGGATAGGGTCATCTTAGGGCCTCTAACGCTTTCTCGATTTTGCTTTGCAGGTCCGCACTGACCACTTCCGTATTAATTTCCGGTTGCGACCTGATTTCATCGCTTATGCTCGCCCAATACTCAAAGCCGGTATCCTTGTCTTTGATACTTAAACTCTTTATGTTCCCCTCGAAAACCTTGATATAGGCGACAAGTTCGCGGATATTGTTAATGGGAATGTCGCCCTCAATGTCCTCATCGGGGTCGTCGTAAGGATGGCCGATCCAGTCCCGAATCTCATCCACAAGGGGGTCGTCCAAAGAAACATCCTTGATGTTTTTCCCTTTTGCCTGAAGCACCTTTGAAACAATGTCAATTCCAGTTGTGGTTTCGCCTGTAACGTGCAATTCTACTTTCATTGTCCTGTTCCTTAGCTATTTGTTTAGAGGTCATGGGGCGTTTGCCTCTCATAAATTCCAATCTGTTTTAATGTGTTTTCATGCCATCCATAACGTTTCATCTCCGTTCCTGTCCTGGCGCATAATAAGCCCCTTCCGTGCCATTTCCGGCAGTCTCCGTGCGACTTCGTGCCTGTCCATCCCCATTTCCAAAATTTGTTGCCGGTGGCTTTCGGCTTTGCCGGATAAGTGGTGTCTATCCCCGGCCACGTAGGAAGAAAGCGGGTCACTGGTTCGGCTGTGGGGTAGATCGAAAAGGGTGTTCATCCCTGAATCTCCGAAATTCCTGAAGGTAACAAATTATTAATTTGATATTTGTTCAATGTCTTTTTAATTTGTTCGCCGACATCAATCTTGTGC